TGAGTTACGTATGCTTGCACATTATATGAACGATGAGGGATATACAAATGAAATACTCACTGGAGACATTCATACAGCAAACCAACTTGCTAGTGGTGTTGACACACGAAGTCAAGCAAAGACTTTCATCTATGCGTTCCTCTATGGAGCAGGGGATGCAAAAATCGGAAGTATCGTTGGAGGAACTGCTAGAGACGGTAAGCGACTTAAGGAGAAGTTCCTATCAAACACGCCATCTCTTAAAGACCTACGAGAAAGAGTTAGCGTGGCATCTGGAAGAGGTTATGTTCACGGACTGGATAGGAGACGAGTCGCAGTACGCTCAGAACACTCAGCACTAAACACGTTACTACAATCGGCAGGTGCTATCGTTATGAAGAAGGCGTTATGTTTGCTAGACGAATACGCTAGTGCTTGGAAAATTGACTACAAATTTATAGGTAATATACATGATGAAATTCAAACAGAAGTTAGAGCAGATGAGGCAGAAGTTTTCGGAAGGCTTGCAGTGTCTTGCATCGAAGCCGCGGGTATTTATTACAAACTTAATTGCCCTCTTGCAGGGGAGTACCAAGTCGGAGACAACTGGTCGGAAACTCACTAAGGACTGTAACCACTGTGGCGTTGAGCTAGAGAAGGGTGTCAACTGGGCGGTCAGTAGTTCTAAAAAAGGTGATTATATCTGTAAGAAATGTAACTCTAAGAAGACGATTAGGAACATTAAAAAACGTCAGAGGAATGCACAATGAAACCTTGCAAAGCAGATAGAAAGAAGTTCGACCTCGACTTACAGTACGGAGAAGTCAGAGAGGATAAGGTAGCTGAGATGCTACAGGACAAGAAGATAGAGGTTAAATCAGAGAAGGACTTATGGCAGAAGACAGGTAACATCTGCATTGAGTATGAGTCTTGGGGTAAGCCGTCAGGCATTGAGGCTACCGAGTCAGACTACTGGTTTCATAACCTTTGCATCGGTGATGATGAGTATTGTACACTAGTGTTCAAGACTCCAGTCCTAAAGAAGATTGTTAATAAGTTAGATACGTTCAGGAGTGTATCAGGGGGAGACCATAACGCAAGCCGTATGCACTTGGTCAACCTACGTAAGTTATTTTCAAGCGATGTCATTAAGGCATTCAAGGATATAGACGATGAGTAAAACAATACACACATTAGTAGATGACATATACCGATTGATGGAGACTAAAGAGGCAGAGGAATCCGTAGACGTAGAGGCTGAGATTGAACTGTTCGGTGAGAACATGAAGGCTCTAATGCGTACCGAGTTCGGACGTAAGCGTACAACGGATAGAAGAACATTGCGCCTGTCAAACATTGGTCGTGACGATAGGGTCTTATGGAATGTTGTTAATGGTACTGAGAAGGAAGAGATTAAACCTGCTACCTACATTAAGTTTATGTATGGTCACTTGATTGAAGAGATGCTGTTGTTTATGACACGCATGGCAGGACACGAAGTATCAGACGAGCAACGTGTATGTGAAGTAGAGGGTATCAAGGGACACATGGACTGTAAGATTGACGGACTTGTAGTGGACGTTAAGTCAGCCAGTTCCTTTGGGTTCAAGAAGTTTAAGGATGGTACACTGGCTATGGACGATGCCTTTGGTTACGTTGACCAGATTAAAGCATACGCCCATGCCTGTGGTGAGACTGAGTTCGGTTGGTTAGCTATGGACAAAGCCAATGGACATCTCGCGGTACTTAAGTACGACCTAGAGGATACCCAAGCCCCTATACACGAACACATCAAGGGAGACATTAGGGAGCGTATTAAGCACGTTAAGGAGATGGTTAAGGGAGATGAGCCTACTGAGCTATGTACCGAGACAGTACCAGATGGTAAGTCAGGTAACAAGAAGCTAGGCATCAAGTGTTCCTACTGTCAGTACAAGAAGCATTGCTATCCAGAACTAAGAGCCTTTGCCTATTCGTATGGTCCGAAGTTCCTAAGTGAGGTAGTCAATGAGCCTAGAGTACAGGAGATTAACCTTGAGCAAATATAAGCCTAGAAAGACTAGCGGTAAGTTTAGGTCAGCACTGGAGAAGGAGTTTTCAAAGGAGGTTAAACGTAAAGGGTTTGACTACGAGCCATACGGAATGCCCTACACAGTGTTCAGAACTTATATGCCAGACTTTGTACATGAACCAAGTAAGACAGTAGTGGAAGTAAAAGGTTTCTTTCGTGTAGGTGACACCTTGAAATATAAGTCAATTCGTGATACAATATCAGTAGATGGTTACGAATTAGTATTCCTACTATCGAATGAACATAAGAAGGTACGGAAGGGCGGTAAGATTACAATGGGTCAGTGGTGTGAGAAGGAAGGTATGAAACACTACACCCTAAGTACCGCACAAGAACTTGTCAAATACGTTGAAGGGAAAGAATAATGTCACATACATTGGAGGAACTCAAGGAAGCAGTAGCAAGGGACTACGATGCGGTACTGGTTGTCGAAGCATTAGACATCTCAGTTGAGGACTTGCTAGAGGCTTTCGAGGATAGATTAATTAGGAACAGAGACTTATTTACGGAGGATGATTATGAGCATTGATGACGATATCAAAGAACGAGATATGTACGACAACAATCCTGATTCACCTCATTATGGTGAGATAATAGGAATGGCTGATATTGTAGCTGAGATTGAGGCATTGAGAAAGAAAGCCGATAAGGTGAGAAAAAGAAAGCTGTTAAGGAGTTTAAACAATGAGCATTGATGACGCAAGCCCTGCTGATTGGGACGCGCTAAGACAGAAGCACCCTGCATTAATTAAGAAGTATGAAGACTTCGTGACCAAGAATGAAGATGTGGTCAACAGTCCTCAGCATTATAACTACGGTAAGATAGAATGTATTGAAGCCATCGAAGAGTCTATGACACCAGACGCATTCAAGGGTTATCTCAAGGGCAATACTATGAAGTACCTGTGGCGTTATGAACGCAAGGGTAAAGCAGTAGAGGACTTAGAGAAGGCTCAGTGGTACTTGAATAGACTGATAGAGGAGAACAAACAATGAAGGGTCAAACACACGGAGGCAAGGGGTCGGCACAACGACCCGCTGAAGACTCCAAGAAGTTTGCTAGTAATTGGGACGCAATCTTTAACAAAACACAACAGAAACCTGAAGACAAAAAGGAAGAGGATAAGAAATAATGCCTACAGATTGGAGTTTTTTAGATGAATACGGGGAGTTAATAACAGGCTGTGAGGTTTGTCACGGCTCAGAGCTAGAAGGTTTCGACCCTTATAGTGAAACAGAACACACAGACACAACACCTTGCTCTGCGTGCCTAGAAACAGGAGAAGAATAGAAATGAATCAATACCAACAGTTTATACACAAGTCCCGTTACGCACGTTGGCTACCTGTCGAAGGTAGACGTGAGACATGGGCAGAGACAGTACAGCGTTACGTAGACTTCTGGGATGGTCGTGGTCAGATAAGCAAGGCTGACGGGAAGAAGTTATACAATGCTATATACAACCTAGAAGTAATGCCCAGTATGCGCTGTATGATGACAGCAGGTGAAGCGTTGGACAAGGACAATGTAGCAGGGTTTAACTGTAGCTACCTACACATTGACTCACCACGTAGCTTTGATGAACTTATGTACGTACTTATGTGTGGTACAGGCGTAGGGTTCAGTGTTGAACGTAACTTCATTACCAAGCTACCAGTCATCGCTGAGTCATTCCACGAGACTGACAGTACCATTGTAGTGGCTGACAGCAAGATTGGTTGGGCTAGTGCATTCCGTGAGTTAATCGCTATGCTGTACGCAGGTAAGATACCTAAGTGGGACATGAGTAAGGTACGCCCATCAGGTGCTAGACTCAAGACCTTTGGTGGTCGTGCTAGTGGCGCAGAGCCTCTTGAGGATTTGTTTAACTTCTGCGTAGGTATATTCCAGAAGGCACACGGACGTAAGCTAACGAGCATTGAGTGCCACGATGTTGTATGTAAGATTGCAGACATTGTAGTTGTCGGTGGTGTACGTAGGTCAGCATTGATTAGTTTGTCAAACCTATCAGACCCACGTATGGCTAAGGCTAAGTCTGGTCAGTGGTGGATGGATGAAGGGCAACGTAGACTGGCTAACAACAGCGTAGCGTACACAGAGAAGCCAGACTTTGAGTCATTCCTTACTGAGATGCACACCATGTACGATAGTAAGGCAGGTGAACGTGGTATCTTTAGTCGTGTGGCGGCACAGAAGATAGCCGCTAAGAACGGACGTAGAGACCCTGAGCAGGACTTTGGGACTAACCCTTGCTCTGAGATTATCCTACGCAGTAATCAGTTCTGTAACCTATCTGAGGTCGTTATACGTGCAGACGATGACCTTGTTAGTCTTAAAAAGAAAGTTGAAGTAGCTTCCATCATCGGAACTCTACAGGCTACCTTGACTGACTTCCGCTACCTACGCAATGTATGGAAGAGAAACACAGAAGAAGAAGCACTATTAGGTGTAAGTTTAACTGGGATATGTGACCATTACTTGTTGGGTAAAGATTCGCCTGACCTAGATAAGTGGTTGACGGAGATGAAAGATGTTGCAATCAAAACTAATAAAGAATGGGCTGACAAACTTGGCATTGCTCAGTCTGCGGCTATTACTTGTGTTAAGCCAAGTGGTACTGTGTCTCAGCTTGTTGATTCTGCTAGTGGCATACATCCCCGTTTTTCTAAGCATTATATCCGTAGAGTACGTTCAGACAAGAAAGACCCGCTTGCTCAGTACATGACAGCCGCAGGTTTCCCTGTAGAAGATGACGTAATGAGTAAGTCTTCACTGGTCTTTGGCTTCCCTATCAAGTCACCCGACAGCAGTACTACAGTAAAACAGGTCGGTGCGATGGAACAGCTAAAGGTCTGGAAGAAGTACCAAGATTACTGGTGTGAACATAAGCCAAGTATCACTGTTTATTATACAGATAGTGAGTTCCTGCAAATAGCACAGTGGATATGGGATAACTTTGATAGTGTCAGTGGTATTAGTTTGTTGCCTGTGAGTGACCATGTTTATCAGCAAGCCCCTTATGAGGACATAACCGCTGAGAAGTATGAGGAGTTACTAGCGGCTATGCCAGTGGATATTAAGTGGGAAGACTTAGAACACTTCGAGAAGGAAGATAATACTACAGGTTCGCAAGAACTGGCGTGTGTCGGAGGCGCGTGTGAAATAGCATAGGTAAAACTAAGGGGGCGCAATGCCCCCTTTTGTTATTCCTGCGGTACTGTAGCACCAATAGCCAAACCTGCTCCTGCTCCAGTCTGACCCATATTTTCCATGAACCTTGTTATCAGACCTTTAGGTATCGGTTCTCCCTTAAGTAACTTTGCGTTTATTATCTTAAGTTGATTTATCTTAGATTGAATCTTTTCAGGACTCATAGCTTTCTTTACAAAAGAACCTAATACTACAAAACCTAAACCACTACTAAGAGTAGGATTCCTTATCCCACTGAGTTCTCCCGAACGTACAGATAGAGAAAGAGCAGACTCAGAGCCTTTAATACCATCAGACAGTTGTTTAATTTCCTTGCCTAACTCTACTAGCTTATCTCCTTTTTCTTTACCAACAATAGCGTTGAACGTATCACGGAACTTAGCTGTGTTCATTCTACGAACAAAGTCAGTACCTTCTTTAGTATTTTTCTGTGGGAACAGGTTGTTTAAAAACTCTTTCTCAATGCTTTCTAATATATTGTTACCCGCATTATCTACTTTAAGTTGTTTAGCTTTAGCGATTAATGCTTTTACTTCATTAACGCCAATGTTCTCACCGCTCTTTACTAAGTATTGACCGATGTCAGCTACGTTGTCTTTGTTAAGTGACTTTGTTATCCATTTGCCGTGTATAGTGTCAACCCCTTCTTTGTACATCTTTTTAAGGTTGTCGTACTTTATCTTTAGTTCAGGATTAAAGTTTTTAGCGGCACTTTCCATTGAGTTTTCCAACTCTCCGATAGCCTTGTTAATTAACTTTTCTGCCTGAGTGCTTTTCTCACCCACAGATTTCTGCATATTTCTTTGTCGAGCCTTTAACTCTGAAAGCTCTTTATGTGCTTCAGAAAATGACATATCTTTTCGTAAGCTGTTTAACTTTTGAGCAATCTCTTTATGACCACCTGAAATACCTGTCTCACCAAACTTGTTTGTTAATAAGTTAAGAGCATCCTTACCTAAAGCGATAGTAGAAGCAGGACGCACAAGGTTCTTATTCCGAGCCAATGTTCCGTCTAAGTTCTTAAGCGCACTATTAATCATCTTACGCGCTATAGGGTCTCCTGCAACATTGGGCAATAACTGGGTTAGTTTTCTTTTCTGCTTGACAACCTCAGCAGGGGTTAACTTAGCGGGAATAGCGTTTACAGCTTTCATCACAGACTGTTGAGAAGACGTTTTAGCACGTAGTTTATCATAACCACGTTTAACTGCATTCTTAACATTACCAGTCCCCACAAATACAGTACCCTCTTTGTCAATAGCCTTATACAAAGGGTCTACAACAGCTTGTAAGGCTTTGTCTGAATCTTGTACTAGCTTGGCTAAAGCAATGCCTGTTTCTTCTCTAGTCTTATCCGTGGTGGCTCTACCGACTAATTCAGTAAACTGTGCGGTAATGTAATCGTCCTGACCTTTCAATGTTTCATCATAGTTCTTACCTAGTAGATAAGAAGA